CCTTTGGAATCATGACCTGATAGATGAAGCGTTTGACTGCTTCCACTCCTTGATCCAGTAAAAGAGCACCTAAAAAGGCTTCAAATAAGTCACCAAGAATCGTATCACGGTCCCGGCCACCAGATTTTTCTTCGCCCTTACCCAGTTTGATGAAATGGTCAAATTGGCAATCCCGAGAAAAGCCAGCTAGACTTTCTTCACGGACAATCATAGAACGGAATTTGGACAAATCTCCCTCCGGTCTGTTGGGGTGTTCCTTATACAAATATTCGGAAATAACTAATTGAAGAACAGCGTCTCCTAAAAATTCCAAACGTTCGTTATGTGAAATTTTTAAGAGGCGGTGCTCATTGGCATAAGAGGTGTGCGTAAAAGCTGTATCTAATAAACTGGTATCTGAAAAAACGATCTGAAACCGTTCCGATAACAGGGCTTGTAATTTCTCCATGGGAAGCCTACTTTCTAATAAATTCATACTCTTAAGTATACCAAAATTTTAAAACGATTACCATTAGATATCTATTAGATTCGGTTAGTTAATTTTACTGTATTTTTGGTATGGTCAAATATCACTCAAACAAATAAAAACGTAGTCAATTACGTAGTCAGTTGGTTTCCGTTATAATAGACATTTTTAATAATTGCCATTATAAACACAAAAACCACTCATAACGAGTGGTTGTTTTTATTTAATCTTTGCGATCACTGTTGCGTCTGCCAAAATTGCTTCGTTTTCGTCTGCTTCGTATGCGTTGTATGGATTTCTGTTATTGCTACCGATCAAGGTCAATTGGGACCCAGTTTTCGTCATATAATGCAAAACCAAAAAGGGGAGCAGAATCGCCCTGTTTGACGATTCTACCCCCCTCGAATTGTTTGAGGTTTGTAGAGTTTAATCTCAATTGTCTACCTCCTTTTTTTAATTTTAGTTTCCAGTTTGGCCTTGCGTAGTTTCTGCACGTTCTTCAATGGCTTTAACGACTGATGCACTAGCTTCTTCAATCGCTTTTGAGACTTCTGCACTGTCTCGACTTTGGCTATTTAAAAAACGGTCAAAATCGGCATCATCAAGGGTCAAGTGTTTAGCCCCGTTTGATTTCAACTCATCAACCGTACCCATGCTACCGATACCAAATACACGACCATTCACAATTCCGACATATCCTTGTTTTCCGCTTGTGCTTCGTACTACAAAATTCATATCTTCTTCCTCTTCTTCTTTTTTATTTAATTCGCTACCAATAATAACCACATTTTTATCTAGGCCACCGCTCAAGCCTGTACTAGTAAACTGCCACCATCTTGTATGATCCATACTTGGATATACACCCCAATAAGGTTCTGAACGCACCTCGTAATCTGGATAGGCTGCGATCCATAGGCTGTTAGGATATTTGGTAGTAATCTGCTCCACATAGATGTTAGCCAATGTGTACGGCTTATAACTGTAGTAGATAGGTTCGAACCCGTTTGCCTTACAAATATCCATAAATGCCAAAACAGCATTAGTGTTTGCTTGCTTATTACCACTAGCGCCATCCTCGTAGTCACACACTAAGTAGCGTGGACGTGATGGCAGATTGCTGATAAAATAGTTAGCTTCAGCTTGTGCTGTCGCGACATCTCCACCAAAGCGAGCGAAATGATAGTAACCAATGCAGTTACTTGTATTAGTTTGTTGAGTTGCCACTGGACTAATCCAACCTACACCCTCGGTTACCTTGATAATTGTGTTGCTAGTGCCCGAAGCTTGACAGATGCCAGTCAAGTCTGCTGCTTGGTAAGCTGATACATCGATAAAGTAATCACCTTTAGCAAGCCCACCCGATTTGGTTTCTGAACCGTCAAATGGCAATTCAAACCAGCCAACCATCTGTTGAGCGGGTGCGTTCCAATCAACATAGCTGAAATTTCCTGCACTATCTAGATTTCTGCGCACCTTCCGAACCCATCCGCCATTGTATAGAGCGTCTGCATTGCCGTCTATATTTTGCTCAATCGTTGTGATTGTTCCGTCTGCGTGTTCTGCTACCACGAATCCGATATGTCCGAATGCATGGTATGGTAAGCAACTAGACACCCAGACACTTCCTACTGGTGGGTTGTTTGAACCGTTAAACCGTGTTACTTTAAGTCCTAATGCAGAAGCTCTGTCAAGTCCGTTGATAGCGTTTAAGTAGCTAAAATTGAGATTATACAATCCTTGATATTGCAGAATGTTGTCAATTAATGCCACACATTGCCCGCCATACGGGTTGGTTGGCACGGTAACACGTTGATTGACTACGCTATCTAACGTATCTAATAATTGTTTTTGAGTAGTCAAAAGACCGCCTCCTTTTATTAATCTTGGTTAGGTTCTTCATAACCAAGCGCACGGCTTGAATCGCTCAATCCAGCAGTAGTTGGATCGTTGACCACTCCGACCAAAACAAAGAATGCAAACAATACATTGACGAATACCAAGATTTTATCAATGGTTTGTCCAAATTCTAGCTTGATGCCAAAGATATCCGCAAACGCTTGAAATAGCAATGCAAGCGCTGGAACGATTGCAAGCCAGAAATTTTTGTTGCGTAAACGTACAGACCAGTTAATTTTATTCATAATATTACCTCTTTAATTTTTTTTATTTTGAATAAGGGCTTTAAGTTCTTTCATATCTTCACTTAAAGCCTTTACTTGTTCTGCTAAAATAAGTAGTGACTTATTCTGTTCATCGTGGTTATCTAATCGTCTAACTGCAGTCAGACGAAAATCACGCATGTTTTCAATGTCTTTCTCTAAGACTACCATGCGTTTTTCTTGTGCCACGATGCTACCTTTAAAGTTGCCGTAAATTCCAAGAAGGATACCAACAAAACCTACCATCATACTGATATCCTCTGGTGTGAAGTGGATCATAAACCACGCCCCTCTCTATCAATTAAATTATTGCACTGGTTGAGTTGCTAAATCTGTATTTTCTTTAGGCTTCGTCCATTTCCAGACAGCCAATTTTCCATTTTGTGATAATGCACCCTCAAGGTCTGCCACGGTCTCATTGTTATAAGTAAACTCTTGATTTACTTGTACCAAAACACGTTGACCCTCTCCATATTTAGGGGTGTGGCTTGGATCATTAACCGTAAAAATTTCGTAAGGCTTGTAAGTCTTACCAGCTTGTCCTGCTTCGACCAATTCCAATCCACGCGCATAAAGAGTTGGGTCAAGTGGACTTTCTGTGTTAGTAACTGCTGCAAGCACTGCCCAATCAGCTACCGCTTTGGTTTCTGCAATCTTAACATCTTTTTTGTCTAATTCTGTGTTAAATTGTTCTTTCTGTTTAACTAATTCAACGTTGAGAGCCTTAACACCTTCGGCTGGATTGAGTTCTGTAGTCACAAGCCCAATGACCGCTTGGATCAAACTTTCATCGCTTTCGGTTGTGCGGTCACCCTCTAACACACGGTCGTATGCTGTGTATGGTTCTTGGCATCGAATTGCGACAAAGGTTTTGCCTTTTTCTTGCAAAAATTTATTTACTACTTTAAATTCCATATACTATTCACCTTCTTCTAATTTTTGAGAAGCCTCGTCAAAGAGGTCTTTGAGTGCTGAGTCACTAGCTAAAATATCATTAAATTTAGTGAGCAATTCATTGGTTTGTTCGTAGTACGCCTTATAATTCGCGCACTCGATAATCTTATTCGCAAGTTGGACTGCGACATCGTTGATAATTTTGTCTGTTGTATGCATTTCCCACATCCTTATTTAATTGTATCTCGATCAAATCCCCACGCATCAAGCATTGAACGTATCTTATTCCGCATTGCAGTCGACATCGTGACTTGTTCTTGGGCGTGCGCCCAAAGCCGCCAAATAGCAGCTACACTCTCTTCCAACTGGATGAATCCTTGTGGAATATCTGTGTCACTTTTTGTTTTTCTCGGAACGACAAAATGTCTTGCCCAAACGGCAGACCCTTTTGTCCATCTAGCTGGCTCCATAATCTGGTTTACATTTCTGAAATTCCATCCTTCTTCTGCTGGAGAATGTCGTAGTTTAGTTGTATCACCAAATAAATAAGCAAAATCTTCCCCGTTGTTTTGGTTATTATCAATAACCAAACCTGCAAATGTCGTAGAATTCCACACTTCAGATCCATTACGATTACTACCAATAATGGTCCGTGCGTGATTTTGATTATTCTCTCTTTGAGCTTCGTAACGTATAAACTGTGCCGGATAGCCTTCGAATTCCCGCACAATACCTACGTTGTCACCATTAAGTCTGATTTTCTTATTGTTGAGGTCCATCGACAGTGACCCATCTAGTGACTTAATCCTACCACCTTCAAAAGTAAGACCCTTAAACGTTCCGGACGTTACATTCTTAGCGTCAAAATTGACCACATTCATTTTAGCAAAGTCAGCCTCACCACCAGATATTTTACTAGCTGAAACTTTTTTTAGATTTGCGGAATCGATGACTGCTTCATCTATCACGGTCTGACCTGTGATATGCGTTAATCGCCCATCAATTCGGTTCGTACCGTCTGCGAGTACGTTGATTGAGTTGAGTACATCACCGTTACTATTAAGGTTCCGGACCGCCCACGATCCAGCGAGCTGTGTCACTTGCGTCCGTACTGCTTCGATAGGTTCTGCGCTGTCGTCTGGACTTGGTTGCCATAGCCGGTCATTTGTACCCTCGTAGAAGTCAAGCTCGGTCATAAATAGACCAGACCAAACGTTAGGGTTTCCTTGATAGTTAAATAACAGATAGCCTTCGTCAAACGCTCCTGTGTTAAAGCTGAATGACTTCTTAATTGCACGATCTGAGTTAAATGCTGGACTTCCAGTCTTGTCAAAGATTATTTGCATTTCATCAAAGTCATTCGTCGATCCTTTTCTACGCTTACAGAATGCAATTTTAAAGCGTGCTGTGTTAGCATCAAAAGCTATCAAATTAAGCATATAATTTGTATTTTGTTTGATGATAAATCGCGGACTGTGGACAAATGCTCCTGGTCTTAGAGAAAACATTCGCTTCTGACCGTTTAGGTAAAAATGGTGAGCTGTGAAGTTCAACCGTCCATTAGCTTCAGTCCAATATTTCAGTCCATCATCTGCTCGTGAGTTCCTGAGCATGTTTGGGCCACCGCTCGTCGAATACTTTCCAACTTCCGTCTGGAATATCTCGCTACTCATTACAAGCCGTGAGAGCTTGTCGGGTGCGTCAGTTTCAGATTTACCAAGGATACGCTCAAAAACCTTGTTAGATTCGGTTAGTTTGTTAAATTCGACGGTTTGAGTTGCGATCTGTTTAGACAGACCAATTAAATCTCGACCCATGCTGTTTTGCACACGATCAACGTTTTCAAATTCGCCTTTGGTTGCAAACTGTTGGGACACTTTGGACACAATCTTACTATAGATCGTGTCACCGTCAACGCTCTTGACACCCTCGGTTACCTTATTCTGCAAGTCTGGGCTACTTAAAATCTGTTGTTTGATCTGGTCCGATAGCTTGCCGGTATCTGGCAATGTGCCGGCTTTCTTGAGGGCTTCTTCTGCCTTGGCGTTCGCTTGTGCGATTGCTTGGTTTGTTGAGGCTTGAGCGTCCGAGATCTGTTTATCAACCTCTTTCTTGACCTTGTCAATATCCTCTGTGTCGATCCGTTTCTCCCATTGAGAGCCGTTCCAGACGTACATTCGGTCATATAGACCGTTCTTTTCAAACCAGATATCACCGACTTTGTGTTCTTTATCATCTGGACGGTTGTACCAGACCTTGTTACCTTGAGCGTTTAAAAGATAGTCTGGTAAGCTGTCCTCAAACGCTTGTTGAGCCTTGGCAATATCGTCAACCTTGCCAGCCAGACCGTTCTGCATAGTGGCTCTAACGTTCGTTCCGATATCACCAAACTCTACACTTTCGTTCCGTTCGTTGACAAAATCGTAAGTAACTGTCGTTACTTTTGTAGTCTCATCAGTCAGCCCGATCTGTGGATAATAGACAGGGATAATGTCGCATAGTTCGACTTCCTCGATCCAACCTCGATCTGCATAGTCAAGTGTACGTGCTAGATCAGCATACTCGATCTTGGTGTTAATCTTAGGTTTACCAATTGCATTGCGATCCATGTAGTCAGTAGCCATCTTACGCAATTTCTCAACTGTGGGAATATCCTTATTCTTCCCATCGCTCTTAAACTCGCTAGAAAAATCTACGATCTTAATTCTGCGATGCGCATATAGGTCCTTGTATTTACTGTCTACATAATCCTCTGGGAGCGTTACGGTTACTGCATCGGGCTGGCTATCACTAGTGTCGCCCTCTGGCTTGTCTGGTGTATAAGTCGCAAAAGGTAACACGCTAGTGTATGCACTCTCGATTGTTTCATCTGATTCGGCAGATAAGATATTACGGCCATATTCCAGTACGGTTGGAGCAGTACGACCTAACTGCTTATGCAGTCGCACGGTCATATTGTCAAATTCGTATTCACCACCGTAGATGTCAAGGATAGAGCCTTCAACTCCACCGAGAGCCTGTCTTGCATTCTCCATCTTAGAGATATCAAACACACCCTTACCGACCGTCTGGATATCTGACCATACATCGAACCGTAGATCACCAATCAACGCGCCCTTCCAAATGCCGAGGGCACTATATGCCGATCCAGCAAATGCTGTGGCATTTCGCAATGCCATGTATTCCAACTTGTGAGAGATATGCTGACCGTAGATTTTAACGATTTTACTACTATCCTTCACGATCCGTGAGATTTCAAACGTTTGGTTCTTGGTACGCAGTCCAGCATCAGCTTTCAGCTTCATCTCTTTTTCAAGTATTGAGGCCATCGGGTCATTAACGGGAATTTCAGCATATAGCGTATAATTCCCGTTACACTCGCGGGTTGCAGTCCCCTTGGTAACGTTAAGTTCACCAAGGCCATACGTATCAAATGACTGCTCATTTTTATTAAATAGTATAGGCCTCATAGCTTAACCCCCCAGTTCGGGATTGTGAACACTTCAAAGTTACCGTCCCATGAAATCAAATTCCGACCATAGTCGAAGTAAGGCATTTGGTATTGTGGCGCTCTAACGACCTTATCCCATGCAGGCAAGTTCCCACTAAATACTTGTCTCGCTTGCATATCCAGCGTGATCGTATTCTGCACGGCCCTCAACTTAGTCTTGCGACCGTTGATAGTAAGCGTACAATCACCAGACCCGACAAGTGTGATAACAGGATTTGCCTTAACATTTCCGAGGCCGTTAACTGTGGCACCGTTTGAGAGCGTTTGAGTGGTACGGCCTTGCTTGTAAAATTTTACGGGATAACACACAAAGTTAATGGTCGTTTTACCAAATTGTCGCATGGTTTCCTCGATGCTAAATGTTTCAAGGTATGCAGCACGATAGATAAAATCTGGATCGTAAGAGATTGTCAAATCCTTATAACCTGCCACGTTTAACCACTCAGAAATTTTATAAACCTCTGTGGCGATCAATCCCTTTTCTTTCACAAAATTCACTGGAAAACTCAACTCAGCAGAATTGAGGCGGTTATTACTAATAAGTAACTCACCGTCCCGCCCTGCTACTGACACACGTTCTACGTCAAGGCTGGAAGTAGTGATCTTCTTGCCTTCTGCCACTCGGAAACCGAATTCAGTATTTTTCTTTCCATTAAAAGTAAATGTCGTCAAGCTAATCCCCTTCCTTCCTGATTAGTATAGTATGCTAGTTCACGCATCAAGCGCTTCATAAATTCTGGTGTCAAATCTTGACCAGCGCTATTTCCATGCACATTCAATGTGTAGTTTTGGTTTGGTCGTTCATCACGATTGTTACCACGTTTCACTTGATCAATCAACTCTTGGATAAACGGCACAAGATCGCGCTGTTCATTGTTCCGTTTCCATTCGTTAACGTTTTTAATCCGTTGTGTAACGTTCGCAACTTCCGAATGTTTCCAACCTACACCGTCCGCAAAGTTCGGTATGCCTAATTCACGCATAAAGTTTTTAGTCAAACCTGCACGCATAACCTTTGACCCTTTCGGAAGATCAAGGATCACGTTACGACCCTCTGGAATAAATGATTCACCAGTTGGCAAGGTGACCATTTCCTTGTAGAGCGTACCGCGTTGGTCATTAACCATTGCCAGTCCGCCTCCATGGTAATTTGTACCGTGTGCATGTCTTGAAATTTCCTGCCTAATTGTCGTGATTACAGTTGTCCAAGATGTCGGGATGGACATGATCGCGCCTTTAGCAACCATGGCTCCGATCTGTGCTCCTGAAGCATCCGCGGTGATTATTTTTGTAGGCGATGGTGTCGCATTCCAAGCATTTTGAGTGCTTATTGCTTGTCGTGCAGCAGTGATCGCACCCGTTGGATCGCCCAACTGTGGCTTAACAGGAGATGGAGTATTATTCCATTCTTGTTGTTTGTTGATTGCTTGTTGTGCGCCATTTGTCGCATTGCTTGGATCAACCGTTAATGGTTTGGTTGGTACGTTAAATCCGTTATACAGACCTAATGCACCCATCGCTTGGTTAGTTCCAAGCGTTACACCGTCTGGAGTTGCGATCAGATCAGTCTTATGATCAGTTGGTAGTGTTAAGATGCTAGACATTGCACTAGCAATAGCACTCTTGGTTTTATCTTCCGCATCTAAATTAACTACGTGAGCCATACCAGTTAACGAATCAACTGCTAGTCGCACACGTTCAGCCTTATCACTCGCAGCATCTTTTAAGATCAGCTCTTTCTGCTCCGGTGTGAGTGTGTTCCAGCGTTCAATGATCGCAGTCGCACGTTCACCCGATGAAAGAAAATCAGTATTCTTCATCAAGAGTTCCTTGACTGCCGCTGGCATTGCGTTGTACTGCTCCAGCAATGTCTTACTATCAAGGACTGCTTTCATACCTTGGTTGTTACCTACGACCAGTTCTTTCTCTTGTGGGGTTAAGCTATCCCACTTACCAACCTCAACCAGTGCTTGTCCGATCGTCATCTTAGCGTTAGTCTCAAGGTTTGCGTGCTTGAGGATAAACTGCATATTCTCCCAGCCATTTTCAGCTTGGAGCGCTTTAGTTACTTCCTCTTGTGCATTGGTCTTGACTTGTCCAGTCTTAGGATCAAATACTAATCCATTCCAGATGTTGTTGGCATCTTTGGTCTCCTGCGACATATTTTGCACGCTCTTAGCAACCATACCAGACGAACGACCCACGATGTCGGCGAATTGGTCTGCCTTAGCCATCATCTTATCATAGTCAAGTCCAAGTTCTGCCCAATCCTTGCGCATCTGATCAAAATACATCTTACGTTGTTCATCGTTACCAAAATTGAGAGGTACTTTCTCACTCAATTTCTTCTGCAATGCTGCATATTCGCGACCATAGGCTTCCATCTTGGCCTTGTGTTCGGAATTTAATCTTTCCAATTCCTTGTTGTATTCGGACTGGCTATAAATTCCCTTTGCGTGAGCATCTTTCAAAGCGGTTACTTGTTCATCGTATAGCTTTTGCTCTTCTTTGAGCCATTTAGCTACGACTCCCGATCCTTTACGTAACTGTGTTTCATTCAAATCACTGATCTGGCCATTCATGGCTTTCATGATCGCAGTACGTTCATCTGCAGAATATTTCTGCAACGACAATTGTTTATCAATAAATTGGTTCTCGTAGTCGTAGATAATCGCTTGTTCTTCGCGAGTGATCTTCCTGTGTTGGTCAGATGCGTTTTGATAAATTTGCACAATCTCATCTGCCATAGATTGTACATTCTTCTTTTGCTGTTCTGCTTGCGCTACAGCACGTTTCTGGATAGTTTCATTCGCACCGATTTTTTCAAGGCCTTTTAAAGTTTTTTCAAGGTCTTTGTCAATCGCTTTTTGGATATCATCAGCAAGTCCCTGTACGCTCTTACGTACATTCTCAACCGCTTGTTCGCCACCTTGACCAAATCCAACTGTTGCTTGATGCACTTCATCGACTTTGGATTTCAAGCGTGACAATTCTTGATCTTGTAGTTTGCTTACGCTCGTACCCCATGTTTGTGTACGTTCGTTCGCTTCTGCGATATCGTGAGCGATGATACCGATACCAACTAATGCAGCACCACCAGCGAGGACACCCCAAGTCAATGGATTACCAAGTAAGCCGACTGCCGTACTCCACAATCCTGTACTTGCAGCCGCACCCTCTGCAGCCGTACCAGTAGCAGTCATACCAGTAGCCATTTGTTTTAGGCCATTGATAAATCCACCGTCTTGAGATACAGTTTTTAGCATACCGCTAAATTTACCGATTCCTCTTGCGACTGTACCAATTCCTTTAGCAAAAACACTGATGACACTTGCGCCAGTACCCAACACTTTAAGCGCTGGCCCAATTGCGGCAGCAAACGCACCCCATTTGATGATGCTTTGTTGCTGTTCCGTTGACATTTCACTAAATTTCTTAGCCATGTCTGATAGTGTTTGTAGCCACGGTTTCGCAGCATCCAAACCACTATTCAATGCTTTAAGTAGTGGTCCACCGAACTCAATAGCAATGTCAGTAAGTTTATTCTTAAAAATTTTAAGTTGTGATTCTGTGGTTTCGTAGCGTTTACTTGCTTCATTAGTAAGTGCGTTGTTTTCTTTCCAAGCGGTATTAGAGCGACTGACTGCCTCACTCATCTTGTCTGATGCAGAAGCAAGAGATTTCAGCATATTCCCTTGACGAATACCTGTCATTCCAAGTTCATCAAGAATGCCATCCATATTCTTGCCTTCATCATGGGCGCGTTGTAAGCCTTTAATAAATGATTGCAAGGCTTCCGCTGGTTTCTGTTTCCAAGCAGTAGAGAATTGTTCTGCAGTCATTCCTGCAGTTTGTGCGATGACTTCTAGTTTCTCTTTCGCACCTTTACCAACACCAGACACTGCCTTACCAATACCAGTAAGGGTCTGGGTGAGTGCAGTTCCCCCTGCCTCAGCTTCAATACCTACGCTACTCATTGCAGTGGCAAGCCCTAAAATTTCTGGTGTAGTCAGACCAGCTAGTTTACCGCCTGCTGCTAAACGGTTTGTCATTTCGACAATATCACGTTCAGTTGTTGAAAAATGGTTCCCCAAATCCACAAGTGAAGATCCAAAATGGGCTGACCATGTACCAAGGTCTTTACCAGACACTTGCATGATGTTACCAATTTTAGCGATCGATGATGCAGCCTCTTCCGAGCTTAGGTTAGTAGACACTCCCAAATTGATCATTGTTTTCGAGAAGTCTTTAATCGCACCAATTGGTACACCCAACTGTCCTGCTGCTTCTGCTACGTGTGCAATTTCAACCGCACTAGATGGCATTTCTTTAGCCATTTCGCGGATGCTGGTGGATAATTGCGCGAATTGTTGTGGAGTTCCGTCCACTGTTTTCTTTCAATTTTGTTATCGTAAAGGCTTTTTATCCTTTACTTCTTACGGTTTCCCGTAAGTTCGGCGTACATTTTCAACCTTTTTTATAATAGGTTGTCGAACACTCGTGGGAAGATTATATTTATTCACTTCCTACGCTCTACACTACTTATCAGCCTTTCGTTATCCGATAAGTTAGCACGGTATTAGCATATCTGTATGACTTAGCTTTTACCGTTTTTGCTCGATTTAATTACTCTAATATTACTATTAGAGAGGGCAAAGATTTACCCCAGCAAACGCACTCTCATAATCAATCGCAGCCTTAACCGCAGCCCCAGCTCCAGCCAGCAATGGTACAGTCAGACCTTTCGTAAGTGTCGATCCAACACTTTGCATTTTTGATCCGATGTTTTGCATCTTTTCGCCAAATGAATGCAAGCTATTGCCAACTTGTGTCCATTTACTGGACTGGATATTGATTTCTTTAGTGAGGTCAGCATATCGCCCCCTCAAATCTGATAAAGTCGTAGCTGTCTGCAACATCGCATTACGCGCGCCAAGCAAGTCTTCCTTGTTCTTTGCACTCGCACTACTCAAATCACCAATCTTTGATTTTAGATTATTATAGTGATCTGTTTGTTGCTTTAGAATACCTTCATAGGCCTTAATGCTGTTCGCAGTTTCACCTAACACGGTTTTCATTCCCGTTAGGTTCTTACCGCCTTTCCCAACATTTTTAAAGGATTTTTCCATCGCAGATAAGGAACGATCCAGACCACGCATATATGAGCTTAATTGCTTGGTATTTCCAATAAATGGTTGGATATCCAGCGATGCTGTTGCTACCAGTTCGCCTAAATTACTAGCCATTTATCCTCCTTTCTTAACCAAATAAAAGCGGAAATGCTTTATCAAGCGTGGTCTCTTTCTCCGATTCTTCTTTCTTTGTTTCAAAGGCCTTAACCATCAAATCAAAATCAGATAGTCGCATCTGTTTAATTTCAAGGATTGTATAGCCTTGTTGCATCAACTCTTGGAACCAGATTAAGAGATTGTCACGCGCTTCTTCTGGGCTTATCCCTTTTTTTCGTCTTCACCCTCGAGGTCTTCGATCACTTCTTCCTTAATTCCAAGCGCTGCGAAATAGATTTTTTCAAGTGTTTTTAAAATCGTGATATCTGCTTGCTTCAAATCTTCGACTTTAAACTGACCGCCAAACATATCCACAAACATTTTTAGATATGCTTCATTAAGTTTGCGATTCTCTTTAGGATCATTCGCTTTCTTGGGGTCTTGGATAAGTGCTGATTGTCGCACGTTTTGCTCAGTTGCAAGGAGGTTATCCTCTACATTGATATATTCTTTGGTAAATTTTTTATCAATTCCACCGATTTTTAGCTTGATTGTGTACATTTCCTACTCCTTAAATAAAAATAAAAAGCATGGAAATAAAATCCATGCTTAGAAAGTTGTTATCCTGCGCCTACAGGCGAAGCTGGTGCGGCGCTTACGACTTTGGGAAGACAGCCTCACGGAATTTTTCCAAGTTAAACGCTGGGTTATCTTCACGGGCAATAATCATAACGTCACCGTTTTCATTGTCACCACGGGCAACAAAGTTACCTGTTACGCTGTCTTCTTTTGGAGATGGTGAACCGTCTTTAGTTTCAGTTTCCATACCAGGCAGTGAGAATTTACCTTTAAGGAGACCGATCCAGATAGCTTTACCATCTTCTGTTGACGTACGGAAGCAACAAGCCACATCTTTAGGAGTGAGGTTCTTATTGTAGACTTCCATACCGTCTTTAACTTCGATTCCGTATAATACCTTACGTGCTTCTGTTGGCAAGTCAAGTACTGAGATTTCCAACTGTGTACCAGTGATACCAGATGACAATACTACGTATGGTCCATCATCAGCAGCAATCGTTACAAGTTCGTTCGTGATATCAATCTTAGCAGATTTCATACCAGTCAATTTCATAGTTGTTGGGACTTTATCTTCAGCGTTAACTTCACCAAATTCAAATCCACGCAATCCAAATTTAACTTTAGACATTCATTAATCCTCGTTTCTTAATTTTTCCAATTGCCAATCAAAAAAACGATACTTTCTTACATTCACTAGTAAGTCAATATCGTTATCTCTATATCTTGGCAGTTCGTTTGTTGTGTAACGGTCAAAACCGTTACTTTCTAAAATCTTATCCATCAATTCAGCAATCTGCTCAGACTGCTTTGCATTTAAACACCAATAATTAATCGTGATCCTGTGTTCAGTCGAGATGGCTTTATCATCTGCAAACTCAACATCATTCTCATAAGTTGGATAGATACGCATAAATGGAGCGAGTTCCTTACTCAAAGCGTTCGTAGGGCGCTCTGGGATATCGTAAGTAAAAATGCCTTGTTTGAATCCAAGGCCAAACTTCTTTCCTCGTAGTTTGTCGAGTAAGCTATTCAGTTCTTCGTTATTGCTTAATAACTTATAAGCTATTGTTTCGACTGTCACAATCCCAATCCCTCCTTTACTTTAGTTGCGTATATTTCCTTAACAATTGGTGTCGCTTCATTAATTGTTTTTTCTTCAAAGCCTTGTGCTTTTTGGTACTTCGTACCATCGTCTGGGAAATGTATCCGCCAGCCTGTAGCACGACCATAGCCGATATCTTTTGAGATCAAACCGTGGTCACCACCTTTAAAACTGGTTACTTTCGTATCATCTTTGGCATGGACACCGTCAAGTACGAAGTAAACTGGTGTATTTACTTTCAAAATCTTCTCGACTTCATCCGCTCCTTCTCCTACTGCTGCTCGTGCAGCCTTTGGAGCTTTCACTTGCAGTTCGTTTAGTCGTGACAAAATCTGATCCAGACCTTTTGTCATGTTCGCCTCTTAATACTGATTTTGTCCATATCAAATGACGATTCATCCACATCGACCGATACGATATCATACTCAAATCCGTTAAATTCAACATGATCTGAGCTGTCAAATGGTCGCTCTGGATTGTAACGAATATACAAGGTTTTTAATTCGCTTGAAGAAACAATTCCTTTAGCTTTCTTGTTGGCAGTTTGGTTCGCTCCCTCTTGGAAGTCCTTCAAGGAAGTTTTAGCGACCTCTGCCCAGCAAGTGTAGAGGTTTTTGCGAGATGGAGAGACAACCTCACCATCTTCGTTTTGACCTCCGATCTCACGGAAGAATGTTACTCTGTGATTCATCTTTCTTGTTATCATCGAGTTCCCTCCGTGTGCGTAGTTGATGGATAATATTAAGTACACCGTTGGCCAGTCCATGACGTTGTGTGTCAGCAGACAAGCCACGATGTTCATACTCCTCTTTCACTTGCTTCTTGACGGCAAGTGTAAACTTAGCATATTTAGCTAATTCTTGAGGAGTTACATCATTTCCGATAGCAAAACAGATTTCATCTTCTGCAGCGCCAATCATTTCTTCGAGCATTTTATCCTCAAAGTCAAAATCAATTTTGCAATAAAGTTTTACATCTTCTAAATCCGTTACAGCCATGCTATCACGCTCCAATCAAGGCAAGTAGTTGCTCTTTGGTTTGCGATGAACTGTATGTGATTCCTTTGCTATCTAGATAAGCCATGATGTCGGCTTTGGTGCTACTTGCGGTTGGAGTGACCGCAGACCGTGAGACACCCCCGCCAGTTGGGGGAGTATTAGGGCATAGTTACAAAGTAGCCCGCTTTAGCATCTGCTTTTTTCACATCAAAGCGTACAACTGCTTGCAAGTATTGACCGTAGATTTCGTTGTCAGTCCAGCGCAATCCAAGCTCTTGACGATCAGCAAAGAGTACAGCGCGTTGGATGTCACCAATAAACGCATGAGCTTCACCAGCGTTTCCAAACGCTTCGTCTGATACTACAAATACTGGATGACCAAGGAAGACTTTACCAGATGCAGAAACAATAGAATCTTGAAGAAGGTAACGACCATTCTTATCTTTCATTGTGTCAAGCTTTTGATAGAAGGTTTGAGAAACAACAAATGACACGTTATAAGCTGGGTCAAGGTTAACATTCAAGATTTCCTTGATAGCATCCAAGTCAGCAGCAGTCTTAGCTTCAAAATCTTTCAATACAGTAGCGATAGCATCGTTAGTAGTATTTACTTTGATTTGTTCTGCAGCTTCTGCAACAATTGCCAAAAGGTCAACGTCTGCATCATCGATAGCTTCTTGAGACAATGGAATTGCTCCACGGTAAGTCTTAACTTTCCAGTCGACTCCTGTGAATTCTGGTTTAGCAAGAGCTGGGTTCTTTTCCAATTCTTCAACACTTGCCATCTTAGATGTAGCTTTCTTCAAGATTGGGTAAGAGCCTTCGCCTTTAGATGCTTTGTGGAAAGTCGCAAATTGTTTAAGGTCAAGGACTGTCTTAACTTCTCGCATTGGAGTAGTAACAATTTCCTTGCTTGTTACTTTTTCAGTATTCGCTTTCTTCAATCCATCAGCAGTTGGATTTACTGCTTCATTCATAGGAATAAGCAGGTCTTTCCCTTCAAGTTTCAAGTTTGAATCAGCGACAGCACCTTTAGTACGTACCCATTCATTTACAGAATCACGGTAAGTTTTATCATCTGTTTTTACTACATGAGCTTCCACTGACACTTTCATACTTGCGACTGCGCCTTTTTCTGCAATTTCATAAGTCTTCAAGTCGTTTTCAGCTTCTTCTTTTTGAGATTTCAAAGCATCAATATCAGCGCGAATTGCACGCGCTTTTTCAAGATCTTCAGTATTCAAGGCAGATTTCAATTCTTCTGTCTTAGCAGTGATTTCTGCGCTAGCTTTTGCAATCAGCGCTTTAATCTGTTTCATTTTTTCTGTATACATACCTTTTTCTCCTTTTTGGTATTAAAAAAAGAGCTTATAGCCCTCTGAGTAATTCTTCTTTTTCAATTTCTCGTAGCATATTTTGAATTTCCGACTTACGCTTGCTACGGTTAGCGTAGAAGTCATCAATAACTGCTTGCGGTAACAATCCGTTTTCAAGGCTTGCTACTGCACCAACATCATCAAAGGACATCACTTCATCCGCAAAACCCTTTTCAACCGCTTCACTAGCTGACATATAGGTTTCATTTCTCATCATGTCAAGAATTTTTTCTTCTGATAAACCAGTTTTAGCTACATAAGCATTGATAATAGCTTTATCGCTTGATTTCAGTGCATTAGAAGCCTTATCTAAATCATCGCTATTGCCAGATACGTATCCATAAAGCGCCTTGTGGATCATGATTTGTGCCGTTGGACTAATAAGCACCTTATCAGCACCCATAATCGCTACACTTGCAGCACTCGCAGCCATTCCAGTCACTTCTACAGTCACATTCCCAGAATAGCTTTTTAAAGCTGTATAGATTTCACTACCAACTGTGACAAGTCCACCATTTGAATTAACTTCCAAAACGATGTCGCCATTATCTTCTGGGAAGGCATCTGTGATAGATTTAGCACTTACTGCTTCCAAGCCAAAGTAGTCGTAGGCTTCTTGGCTATTATTCGGAATTAGTGGCCCTTTCATCTTGATTCTCTTTGCCATTTTCATTCTCACCCCCTTTCATTGCTTGATATTCCTCTTTCTTATCAAGGAATACATAGTTCAAGCTGGATTGGTAACGATCCATGTTAGGATCAGACGAACGCTCTTTACCAAGCTCCACGCGCCCCTCATTGGGTGTGATGACTTGGTTAATAATCAACTTCGTGATTTCGTCTACGTTTCGACCTGTAACGCTTCGAGTGTCGAACTCGATTTTAAACAGTTTGCGTTCTTCATCGCCCAGAACTTTAAGAGCCAGTTCACTCGTGATAGCATCAAAATAAAATGGCAAGTCGTTCGCAACATAATCCTCAGCTAACTGCGCCACCGACTGGTTAGGACTATTCACACCCAGCTTATAACTAGGTACTCGCAAGGCTTTCGCAATCTGTGCAGTCGTAAAGTTATTAGATGTAATCAATTGCAAGACGTTCGTATCGATTTCGAGCGGTGTATATTCCTGCGTATCGTCGAATACCAATGGACTACCACCAGTCGACCCTTCACGCATCTTTTCAAAGTCCATACGGGCCTTTTTGCGGGCTTCACCATTCAACTGAGCGCCTTTTAGCTTGATAATTCCGCTAGAAAAACCATCACGGAAGAATTTAATTAATGTATTCAGCCCACCATCTTGCAGACTGATCTCACTTCCGAGGGAAAGTAGTGGAGACCGTCCTAAAATGGTATCGTGGCTAAAGAATTTCCAGTGGATGACATCTTCCGCTTTACATTCAATCGCCTTACCCGTCAAACGGTCACGGAAGGTATATATCAGTCTGTGGTCGTCCGTTTCCTCTACAGTCGTTTCGGACGGCCTGTAAAATTGAAATTGAAGCGCCTTATCAGTATTAGGGTCTCGTAAGATTCGAGAAAACGAATTCCCTGTTAGAATCGCGTTAACGGTCATTGCGAACTTCCATGTCCGTGCTGACACATTACCAGTTGATTTAACATTTAAGAGATAGTTCAAATCTGCATCTTGCTCAATATTTCCAGTAAAGTCTTTCTTTAATAGTGGAAATCGTGCGATATCCCCAGCGATGATGGTTACTGCGGTTAAGATATCGCTATTTTTTAATGCAGAAATTCCCGTATATTCTGGGGAGTAGTTGCCAGATAACACGGACGAAATGTAATCATCGTAAGAGGGTTTGGTTGATCCCAATGGTTGAAAGAAACTCATATAATCTCACCTCCTTTCTGTTTTTGGGTATAAAAAAACCGCCTCGATTTCGATGCGGTTAAGGCTTAATTAAATAAATAGTAGTCTAAAGGTTTCACGTCCTTTAGGTGTAATGAATGTCTGTGTGCCAGACCATTGTGTTTTTTCGTTGAGTGTTTCCTTCACCTCAAACAAACCATCATTTTTGTTGGCTGTTGGTTGTAGCTTACCTTTCTTATCTCGATAGATATATTTTTTCTCCAGCAAGAAATCAATAAACTTGCGTTCTTTAATTTTTAATTGTTTTGCTGTTTCTCGGAAGCTGGTCAGTAAGTTTCTATCTACCAGTTCATCGAAATAGTCTGCTTTCGGCTTCATTATGGTGTTTTCAACGGAAAGTACAGCTTTTTCAGCTTCCAAGTTTTTAATGACTGCTTCTTTTTCTTTCAGTTGATTACCAGCCATAAGGAGCAAGTCTGCTAAAGCTTGTTTGTTGTGTGTGATATTATAAGCCACTTGGTCGGTCATATAAGCGCCATGCTTACGAATAGAGGGCAGCACTTCGCTAGTGACCCAATCAGCAAATTTCTCTGCTTCTGGTTTGCGAGATTGAAAAACAAGCTTATAGAAATTCGCTTCGTTGATGAAGTTGGCTTGTTGAGTTCGTCCTAGACTGTCGATGATGTCACTAGTAGTGACGCCACCTTTATTTAATCTTTCAATCGTTTTACGAGGATTGCTTAAATCTAGAATTTGGCAACAATCATTAAGATTAAAATAAATCTGATTATTGATAGTTGCCGTCCGCACTTCTCCAAATTGTTCATTTTTAAAAATTTGTAGTTCCATTTTTATGCTCCTAGTTAAAAATTTTACTTCCTAAGATTCCTGCTTTATCTGTTGAGTTCGTCAAAATAAAAGCAATTTCATCTAGTGTTGAATGAAGTAAGCCAAATTGTTCATTAAAAGTATCAAAGAACTTTTTAGACATCTCTTTAAAGGCTGTATCGTCCTTAAGTTGAACCCAAGCCAAGGTTTCTGTCATATTGGTTGCCATTTCAACCGTTCTTCGAATATCTGAAAGCTCGTAGCCTAGCTGAGTCAATTGTTCTTCTGTTAATTCAATTTTTGCCATAATAAAAACTCCTTTGCGGTATGACAAAGAAGCTCTTTTCTGATATAATGATTTCAGAAAGAGTTTCTTTCGAGCGATAGCTTAGAACCATCTGATTGGCGTTAGTGGGTTCTAGGCTATTTTTTTATTTCGTTGTAGACCTTTTCTAGTCCTAGCATTAAAATTTCCGTCTTCGTCTTTCCTGTTTGTTCAGCACAATACTCTAACATTGCTGCTTCTTCATCAGTCATACGAAGTCTTGTATTATTTCTGCGAGGATTTTCACTTTTCGGTCTTCCGACTTTTGCTACCATGTCATCACCTCTTTTCTTGGTAACACAATTATTATATAACTGTGTCACCAAAAAGTCAAGAGGTTTTTTGAAAAAAAGCACTCAATTTTCTTGAATGCTATTTCTTTCTAATTCTCAACTCTATATCATAGCTTACTGGGCTATAAGTTTTTTCGTCAAAACTTCCACCTGTTCCTATGACCTCACCTTCGATAATGTAATCATCGTTATCTACATATTTTTTTAAACCTTTGTTATAACGCCTGTCAATATAACCTACAAAATAACCCTCTACCATTACTTTTATTGCATTCTCATCTGCTTGATTAGTTGGTTCTGGAACGAGTTGAAAATTCTTGGTTGTAACTATTTCAAACCAAAAGTCATCTTCATCTTCTGCAATACCGGCTAATTTACGAAACGGAACATCTCCTTCTTCTCGGTATTTAGTCCCCTTCACAAATATCCTACGCCCATAAACATAATCTTTTTCTAATTCATCTTCAAGCTTACCCAACCACTTTTGTATCTCAGATTTTTTATTTAATAACGGTTGAATCCTAAAGCTATAATCTCTTGCCCCAAACAAGAAAGCGAGAAAACCTTTTTTGCTTTCTTTGACAAGTTGGTCGACTTCTTGGTCAATCTCTTCTATCTGGTTGCTGTAATCAGATATTCTTTCCAGCAACTGAGTTTTGTATGATTTTGGCATAAACATCCCTCCTATTTAAAGGATATTATAGCCCATTCATTTAGTTTTATCAATATATAAAGCAATGAGACATAAGATGATACCTGTAGATATATAACCTATGACATCCCCGATCAAAAACAGACCGTAAATTAAAAACCCTATGCCGATCAGCAATAGGATTGTGTGTATATATTTCAGTAAGATCAAAATAGGCTACCTCCTCCCAATATTTTCTCGTTTGTCCAGTAGCCCGAACCGTCAAACGGTTCGAGATAGCATACTGCATAAGCATCTAATAAGGCATCTAGTGGGTCAATTTTATTGCTGTTCTTATCCTTATCAATACGCATACCGTTGTTGTCAACTTTGACACGGGCATTATTAATAGCCATCGTGAGCAGTTGATTTCCAGCGTGCTTGATTGTGCCTTTTAACACTTCATCTCGTAGCTGTCTGGTTGGCATATTCAAAACCATTGTATTTTGTCTGACTTCTATCAGTGGCCATTCTGGATGTCGTTTTTCAATCATCGCAATTAATGAGCTAAATTGGTATGGGTCGAAGCATATTGCTTGTAACTCCCATTCATTCATATAGATCATTTCTTCCAATTTCTCTAGTACACGTTCATCATCGATCACACCACTTTCAAGTGTCGTGATCTCACATTCGCCCATACGCTCCAAGTTGGTATAGGACACACCATCACGTTTCTCTTTAGCTACCAAACCATATTTAGTGGCCACAAACGAAAAGCTGTCGCAGAACCAATAATCGTCCATCTGAACCATCGTAGATATAGCGAATAAGTCGTTAACTTTCCCAACATCCACACCAACCCAAACTCTACGTTTTCGTGTGTTTGGTTTTTTATCAAGTTTAGCCTGTTGCCAGCTCGATTTATCCATGTATGAGCTTTCAGATGATTGTCTCCACATATTAAAATTCTTGACCAGCACTTCATTCACTGTGCCAGTCTCAAGCGATACTTTCCTACGTGTTCTTAGATAATCAATCATGTTATCATAGAGAGCTTCAACCTCTAGGATAGGATTTGACTTAATCCAATTTGCTTCATCTTTGATTTCTTCTTCATTGTCTTGTTCTGCGATAAAAGCAAAGTAACCATCATCCGTAATTTCATCATTTAAAATCCGTTCAATGTATGGATACTCGATTGTATGCATCGGTACGTTTAAATCAAATCCAGCGGTTGAGATAATCAAAATTAGTGGATTATCTAACTGCCCTTGACCAGATTCAAGCAGTTCGATCATTTCATTTGTTTTCGATGCTGCAAACTCATCCAGCACACCCACATACGGTTCAAATCCATCGACTGCCCCCGTATCACGGGAAAGTGGTCGTATATAGGATTCATCTACTAAGTTGCGCAATTCCTCACGCACTCGTTTAGTAGCCTTACGGACATCTTCATCTTGCGCCCTCAAGGCATCTAACTGCTTACGTGCCATCTCAAACGCTATCTTTGCCTGCGTTTTATCGTTGGCCGTACAAAATAACTGTCTGGACATCGCAGGATTCCTACCAAACAGAAATTCATAGAGCAATATACCAGCCACAAGAATTGTCTTACCATTCTTACGGGCCAGCGATATCATAGCCTTTCTGAATCGTCTGATAGTCTTGTCTGACTTTCTGCGCCAACCGTATAAGCTGGCGATAATAAACTTCTGAAACTCTGCTAATGGATAAGGTTTTCCGGTTTTAACGTCTGGGAGGATTTCAATAAAATCAATCGGGTTCTTCGCCATTTCTGGAAAGTAGTCGTAGTCGCTGTTGGGAATATTTTCCAAATCTCTCATGTGTCGTTTGCAAGCCTTATAGACTTTCGCACTCACTCTACGCTTTCCGTCCAGCACTTCTTTAGCGTACTTATAAGCCACATCTTGATATTTCTTATCTACGATTGTTTCAATCCTCCTTTCTGACAAAATACAGACCGTGCAGGAATCGAACCCACGACTACAAGGTTGGAGCTTGTCATGTTACCTCTACACCAACGGCCTAAAATAAAAAGGAGGTGTTATCCTCCAAACTTATCAAATATACTGGTTTTCTTTTCTTCCACTTGTGGAACGTATAACTTCATTCGACTGTCCACGGTCAGACCAAGCTGTGATGCTGCTCGTGTTAAGTTAGTAGTCGCACGCTCAAGACTGTATAGCATTTTATTCGGTAATACCTTACCACTGCTTGTCTCGTATACATATCCCTCTTTCTGCAATCCGCGAGAGATTTCCTTATAAACCGCATACCACGTACAATAGGTTTCTAAAATCGCACGATCAAGATTTCTGAGGGGTAGCTTTCGCAGATCATTAATCACACGCTTGTATTCTGCTTTAGCAATCGCATCAAAGTGTTTTGGTGGTGTGATCTGCAATGCTTCCAAACCATCAGAAGCCTTGTCCTCAATCTTCTTACGTGCTATCTTCTCTTCTTTGGTTAAATGGCTTTTAGTAGTTGCTACCAGCTTCATTTTTCGTCCCATATTGACACCTCCTTTACTCAAATGACTTTTTAAAAACGGAATTTTTCGTGCAAAAGAGGCCGCGTCCTTTAAATCACGAACCATATAGCCCCGTTCATAAAATTGTGGGGGTAAATTCCGAACATTAACCCCGCATCTTTTTATTTTTGTTCACCCAACACCCGCAGATGGGTTCGGTTGGTTGACACGAATGACAATCACAATAGATTGTTCCGATAGAGAATTGCTCTCTTATCATTACATCTTTTGCAACTTGCTTTTAGATTACTTCTATCTAATCTTCGATTCCAATCTGCTTTTAATGGAATCACATGATCACTCATTGTTGCTTCATCTCCACAATATTCACACACATAATCATTCTCTAATAGAACCAATCGAGATAATGCTTTCCATTCTTTCGAATTGTAAAATGCTTTGGCTTCTCGATCGTACTTCCATCGCATACGATTGTATTCAGCGTATTCGTCTTGCCTTGATCCGTAATCAGACAGTACTCGCTTACCTCTTGACATCGTTAGTTTCTGTGGTCTCATGTTATCACCTTTTAAAATAACAAAAGAGATCCACAAGACTATTGCAGATCATTGGTACTAAAATAAGGAGACAAAATACAAACAGGCTTGTGAACGTTTCTGCTGCCTTACGAATCTCTTTCTGTATACTATATTATCACGTTGATTGTATCATTTGTTAAAGGTTAGTTCATCTTTGATTACTAAATGTTCGATTGCTTTTGCTCTTGCTCTTTGGATTGTCGCATGAGAATAATTTAATTCTCTCTTGGTTTCTTGCCATGAGTAGCCATTAACGTACATTAATCTCAACACGATATTCTCCAGCGGGTCATCTAAATCTTCGATGGCATTAATAAGGCGCGTGCGTTCTTCCATAAGCTGATGAATTTCAGCACGAATCTTTTCAGCCCCGTCAATGATTTTGATGTTTAAATCTTCCGTGGCATTTCCTTGCTTACCGCCCTTTGGTTCGTCCGAATATACCTGCCCCTTTAAAATAGCAGACTTGAGATTTTCGATCTCCTGCCGTTTCGATTTGATTTTGATATCAATATACTTTAATGCAGATAGTCTACTTGCTATGTTCATTCGTCACCCTCACGATAGATAAGTAGTATATCGGTAGCATAAGTAAGTTTAGCACCACCAAATAGTACACGGTCTGTGTCTGCAATTCTGACAATACTAATCACATCATTGATCGAATTGTTATTGATAAAATCTTCTACTCTTTCAGCAACATCATAATACTTCTCGCTTACATTGTCTTTGTCTTTAAATAATTTCGCTCTAATCATATTATCCACCAACTCCATTTAAATCTGCTACCTCTTTCAGTTCCTCCGCACGCTGTCTCTCACGCATCTGGTACTCGCTGTTTAATTTATTCAAGATCACATCCTGCGCATTGTTCTTCTCAGCCATTCGCTGAATAGACAGCTCATGCTCTTGTACCGTCCATTCCAGATCATGGCATTTGGTAGTAAGATCGTTAATCCGTGAGTTTAAGTTAATACACACGATCAGAAATACTAACGATACTGATGTGAGGATTGTGTAAAATAGTTTAGTCACGTTTGTCCTCCACTTCCAGAATACGATCAATGATACGTTTTAATTCTTGCAGGTCCGAAAAAGTAGGACACGATTCATAAAGATCTTCAAAATAATTCTCAGTAATAAAGAATGGATCGTAGTCGTATTTCTCTCCGATGTTTGATAATATAGCAATCTCTAAACGATTATTTATTTGAGCTATCGAAAGAACCGTATCTTCGTTGATTGGTATATGTACATTATCTAAACTCATCATTTCTCCTTTCTGTTTTTAAACGTAATCACACCAGCCCAGATCAAGCCAGAGAGCCAGACCAGTGCGAATAGTAAATAGATGAAGTTTTGTAGGTCCATTGGTTGTCCTCGTTTAATGTTCTAACGTTTTGATTACAGCTTCAATATGTTCTTTCTTCTTCTGAAGCTCTTCCAAACTTTTTACTTCTAACGCTTTTTTGATAATTTCAAGTTGTTCGATTTCTTTTTTAAACTTTATAAGGCCTTCAACTTTACGAGCATAATCCCTAAAATTATTTGCCCAGTCATATTCTTCCCAACCAAAAACTCTTGAAATTTCTTGTTTTAAGTCATAGTATTTTCTTTCCAAATCTCTATTGACCATCGCTTGAGAATACATAATGTAGAATGTCATAGCTGAAATCAGCAAACAGGCGAAGAACATTCCCCAAAACATTAAATCTTTCATTCTTTTACCTCACTTGTAATTCTATTACGCTCTACTCTTAATTTAAAACTAGTATTATCACCAAAACATACTAGAGTTGTTTCTTCTTCCCACTGACTTTTAGTATATGGGTATCTGTTTGGTCTCATTCTGTCACCTCCAATAATTCTGGATTTTCGTAAATGTTGCCGATGATTTCGAACGCCACCGAATTATCTTCTAGCAACTCTACCATCGGTACATCTTCGTTGTCTTCAAAAACATGGAACATCAAAACGCCTATCTTGCTATTTTGGAAAACTCTTGCATTTATTGGCGTTCCAGTGTCGTCCACTTCTATAGCGATAACATCCCCCTCGAAGATTTCCTTGCCATTCTTATCTTTGAGGCCTGTTGATTGCATGAGAGTTGCATCTTCATCTTCAAGATAAAAATCATAAGCATAGCCACATACACACCTTGTTTTGTCATGCTCAAAAACAAGAGCTTTTACCCTCAACATTCTTTCAACATCTGGGTCTGGAAGCCAAACTCTAAATTTTGGAATCATCTTGCACCTCCTATGAAACTATTAACAATATTTTGCTGTTCAGTATCGATTATTTTATTTTTATAATTCAATATCGGAGCCATAACATCATTCATCAATGGAGGTTTCAAAATGATTTCATTTGTTTTCAAAAATCTTTTACCATCGATTTTTATTTTTATATCATGCCCGTTAGCGATATGCTCAAGGTCGTTTTTAGATAAATATATTTCAAATCTACTCATCCTTCCACCTCCTCAACTTCAAACAGCGGGCTATCAAATACTTCTCCAAACCCAGCTTCTTCAAGCTCTTTGCGGGTGTGGTATAACCTTGCATGACAAATTTCACCATCATTTCCCATGTAACAATTTTCAGTTATCAAATTATATTTTAAGAATCGAAAATTAGAAGCCATGCCTTTCATCTTCACCAGATACCGCTTCTCTTTCTTGACCTCGTAGCCATTGATCCAGGCAAGAGCAAATGCATCTTGGTTTTCTTTTTTCTTGATCCATAATATTAATTCAAAACTTTGGTTATTTGCTTTCAAAAAACTTACAGTCATAGCAAGATAGAGAGAACTTGTAAGATGTTCTTTACATACTTCAATCCAATCCGCCACAAACTGCGGTACTGTGACTTTCTGCGGTTCGTTTAGCGACTTAATAAATTCCAACACTGCTAATTTATTAATCATTGGTGATGGTCCGCTACAATCTGAAGGTAAATGAGAAATTCTCTCAAACAACTCTTGTTTATTCATTTTCTTGCTCCTTATAATATTCTTCCGCAAGCTCATCTAACCACGACCACTCATTGACATCATCAATCGATTCTACGTCCTTTTCTTGCAACCAAGCCGAGAAGTTCACCACGTTATCAATATAGATTGTGTCAAAATCACCCCAATTCCAAACAGTCAGATTAATCTCTGTTTTATTCCCGTTTTCGTCTTCAACAGTGATAGAACCGTTTTCAACCATCGCTGTTCCAAAACATAAATCACAAGTCCCTGTCTGTTCTTCCTGTATATCTGATACATAATCAATAACTTTATACTTCATTCTTCCACCTCCTCAACTTCAAACAGCGGGCTATCAAATACTTCTCCAAAACCAGCTTCTTCAAGCTCTTTGCGGGTGTGATTTGCACGATAAGGAGCGCATTCTACAGGTCCACTGAAAAACCAATTAGCGTCATCAACATCGCATTTTAAGCACCCGTTAACAGTTCTTATACCCTTTATCTTCACAAGATACCGCTTCTCTTTCTCGACTGTGTAGCCATTGATCCAAGCGAGAGCAAAAGTGTCTGTATTCTCAGCAACCCAATTTCTAACTTCACCTATTGCAAATCCTTTAATGAAAATTGAAAACATAGCACTGTACGCACTATCTGAAGGAAATAGTTCTTCATACGAACCAAGACTGTTTTTTCGTTTGAGTCCTTCTGTTTTTGCCTTAGTGATCCAATCCGCCACAAATTGCGGTACGACTGGCTTCTGCGGTTCGTTAATGTCTCTAAGCACAAGGCTTTTATCAATTTCTACCACATCCAAGTTTTTAAGCTGAACCATCAGTCCTTCATAACCTAATGTATCTGCAGCACGCCCTATCACATAGCCTTTTAAATAAACTTTATCTTTATTCATCTGGCAAATCCTCCTCTTTTACAAACGATCCATCAATCCATTTACCCTTGCGATCCTTAATCTCGTTATAGGCGATCTCAAAGCAATCCGCAAAGTCGTAGCCAAGCGCCTTACTAATAGATTTTAGATAAGCAACCGCACGTACTAGATTATGTCTGCACATTTCCTTGCTTGCTAAATCTTGTGAGAGCTGGAACTCTGAAATGTTAGCGTTTAGCAATTTAAAACTTTCCATTACCTCTTTAGGTCTGACACCATCTGCTCTCTCGAAGATATTGTGTACGTCTACACCAATCAAAAGTGCCAACCCTACAATCACAACTGCACAATCACCGATACTATCTTTGGTCAGCTTCTCATTTTGTTTGAGATATCCAGCACATAACTCACCGAATTCCTCACTCAATTTCAAAGCCTGCTTGTCTAATCGTCCACCGTGTTCCAAATCACGGTCGATAAACCATTTCTTGGTTAGTGTTACTAATTCCTTTTCTAATGCCATAATGTTTTTGTTGATCCTTTCCTTAATTGCTCGTGATCGTCCAATCACTGCTGTTTTACCAATGTTTTTTTGTATGAGCAGATCACTGCTTGTGTCTTGTAGTCGCTGTCGATCCAATCTGATTGATCGCTTTATTAAATCAATATCCATAATAATTTCTATCTACTTTACTAAAATAGGGGAGTTGCTCTGCTCCCCTTTTTCAGAAAAACTAGAATAGAGGGCCTTTCTAAATTTATAGTGAGCAATGGCCAGTAGATGGGGTTGCACCATCTAAAGGAATCTACAACTGGCCAGCTATCGGGACGGGTCGATAGCATTAAAAAATGTAACAAAAAACTATAAGGAGTCCACGAATGCACCCGTCCTAAAGGTCATGGAAGGAGTCGAACCTTCCGAGGCTTCCACCCCTCGACCGTCATAACCCGTGATGGATCAACCACATCACTATGAACTATCATCATTACCATGCCATGGTATTTTTTGTTGATCGGTCGGGAACGTATATCAGATTCCCTTGTATGTAAATTCTTAAAGAAAGGACTCTCCTTTTTTATTTATAGGTTGATATACAGGTTAGCCGTGTGTTAAGGCATAAAACCAGTAGTTTTATCACGACTGTTTTGAAGCGCCTCACTCGCTTCGGTATCAGTGTCTTATTTTATTGTTTGTGAGGTTATGACTGACAGACCGTTTAAAATCTGCCAGCCTTAACACTTATTTAAACGTCATCGTCATTCGTAGCAACTCCCGATTGGTTTGTATTGTTGCTCTTGCTTCCTGTTTCTGCATTTGTAGTTTCAGCAGTTGATTGTTTATCAGCCTGCGCTGTTTCGTTTTTTTCTGTTCCAGTTGTTCCAGTTTCTGCAGTTGTAACTGTGCTTGTTTCATTTCCTGTTCCAGTTGTTCCTTGTACGTTGGTTTCATCTGCTTTCACTCCTGTTGCTGTTCCTACTGCTGCGATTGTTGCTACTGTTGCTAAAACTAATTTTTTGTTCATTGTTGTTATATCCTAGATTTTTTTAATTTTAATTTCAATTCGTGGGTTTGGCGAGTAGACCTTTCTTGTTGTATGCTCTACAACTTGGTTATCGTCCCACCAAATACAGTTGGCATCTGATATGCTGTCATATATTGCTTTTTCCAAATTGTCCAAGTCTGGCTTTTTGGCGCAGTATATTCGCTCATTCATAAAACGTTCGTATCGTTCCCATGTTTTGGCCTTGGCCTTTGGTGTAGGTTTCTTCGATACGATTTGAGGTGCTTTCAGATAAAACGTGACTTCTGCCTTGAGATATCCTTGCAGCTTCTCACCTTTGTACAGGCTTTTAATTAGGTATGTAGCAGAATTGCGCCACGCTTTCATTTTTGGATCTTCGTATGCCCCACCTCGCCCAAATTTCGGGCGGGTTTGGGCTTTTGGTTCGATAGGTATTGTTAGTTCGATCATTTTATAGTCCTAGCATTTTTTTGATAAAGCAATCAAGGGCATCGTGATCACTTCCTTCGTTGCTTTCAACTGGTTCTTGTAATTCTGATCCATCTTCTTCTGTGATCTCGTATTCTGCTTTGATTTTAACAAGACGGCCACCTACTGCCTTGGCCAGATTTTCCATAGATTCTTTGGTTTTTCCATCTTTCTCTTCAAAAATCAACGCACAGCGAACCTCATTAGTAAAGTTAGCACTAAACGTTAATGCGTATTCTCGATTTTTATATCCTGCTAAAAATTTGTTTGTTCCATTTTGCGCGATTACGTAAAATTCTTTTTGTTGTTTCATGTTATTTCTCCTTTTTTGCATTTTTAAAATGGTAAATCATCATCTGAGATATCCATAGGCTCTGCCTGCCGTGCAAAGTCTTGCTGGCTGTGGCTTTGTGACTGCCCTCGGTCATTCTGCTTGTTAAATTCCAATAGCTGGAAACTATCTGCGACAACCTCGGTCACATAGACCCGCTGGCCTTGCTGATTTTCGTAGCTTCGTGTTTGGATGCGTCCTGTAATCCCAATCAAAGCCCCTTTCTTGGCCCAGTTTGCAAGATTTTCTGCTTGTTGTCGCCAGATCACGCAGTTAATGAAATCTGCTTCACGCTCGCCATTTTGGCTCTTGAAATTGCGGTTAACAGCTAGGCTAAAAGTTGCTACCGCTTGATTGTTTGGGGTGTATCGTAGTTCTGGATCTTTGGTAAGTCTTCCTACAAGTACGACACTGTTTAACATTTATTAGTTTCCTTTCAATTTACCTAAAAGCATTTCCGCTTGCTCTACTTGCGATTGTTTAATTTGTTTATAATCCGCAACATTTAGGTGCTGTAAGAACCACTGTGCAATCGAGCCATCCTGTTTGCCTTTTTCCGATGAAATCGTAGCAATCTCTTTCAAATAGTAGTTTGCTTTTTCAATCGAGATAACGGGTTCATCTTGTTTCTTTGGTTTTGCTGGTGCTTGCTTTTGGTTTGCTCGTCCAGTTTGGATATAATCGGCATCTGTGTCAGCATCTTTGCTATCATCAATCAAAAACATTTGACTGAGTGCGTACTTAGTAGCATAGCTTTGCGCTCCACCCGATACTTGAGAAGCATCCATACCTTTTTTTGTGCGTTCTTCTCTTGCTCGTCCAACAACTGTAACCACGTTTTCGCTATCCCAATCCATGAGTGAAACAGTAACCTTTGTAATCAATTCGTTTGCAAGTTCTTCTGTTGTTACTTCGGAAATCAAGCACGTTGCACGATATTTCAAACAGATAGGCTTCAACGCTTCTTCAATATCTTCTGCGTTGCGATAGTTGTATTTTCCGAAAGAGTTATACTGATTTTTAGGCGCTTTTAGTTCGTTTTGAATATTAGCCAGTTTTTCATAAATACTTTGTTTTTTCTCTACCATTCAAAACCCCTTATCTGATACTCAAATTCTTTCGCTCAACCAATTCAGCGCCCAAAATTTCAAGTCCATTTTTTAAATCTTCCTTCAAGCGTTTCTTGTCAGGCTTATACGTTGCAACTTTGTACGCTTCAGGCAATAGCAAGTCATCCACTTCCACGGCTTCGGATTTTCGGAAAGACACTTTGAATAAAGGTGTGTCAACTCTATCATGTCCAGTCAATTCCATGCTTTCCTTGACAGCTTCCTTCATTCGTTCTTTCTTGCTATTGTCCGCATCGTTCAATTTCCGCAAGCGTTCAATTTCATTCTTGCGTGCTTCCATGTCAACATCAAGATTTTTAATAACTTTGACATAGTTTTCAACCTTGTTTTCGTAGTCTTCTGCCCAGTCGATACTGTCCAGCGTGTCCTGTTTGGTTTCATCATCCATGTCCAGATCATAGATCTGTTGATAGATTCCTGTTAGTTCGTATAATGTACTCATTTCTATCCTTTCCTATACTTCGTCATCATCGCCTAAATAGCGTTTGAATGATCCCGATCTTAACCATAAGTCTGGATCTCTATAGTCGATTTCCGTTTCTTCCATCTCGTTCATTTAGCAATACCCTCAAAATATTCGTGCGTTCAATATTTTGCCTTCTGTATATTTCTACTAGCTTTTCAAGCTCTTTGATTCTTCTTGCTTTTCTGAAAAACATTTATTTCGCCCTTTCCGCCTCGTACCATCTGTCCACAATCACCTTTACAGGCTTATTGAGTAGCCATGCACACATCTGGAACGGATTGAGAAAGAATTTTTTATTCTCGCATAGTTCTACAAAACCTAAAAACTGTTCTTTTGTGATCTGCGTATTAAAATTTCCTTTCATGTACCGTTCAAACTCACGAAATAGGTTTCCGTCTGTTTTAACTTTCTTAAAATCAATCTTATTCACTTGCTAAAAACTCCTTCAACCGTCTTTCATATTCTTCGTCAGATATTTCGAGTTCTGGCTCTTTCTGATTCTCTGGTCTCAAATTGGACCAAGAAGGAATATTTCCGTAAGGATCAACTTGAGTTTTGTTGGATTTCTTTCGTTCGTACTCTTCGTCAGCTACCCTAATCTGTTCAACCGTTCTCAATCCTTGGCCGTCCCAACGTTGGAGAATTGACATAGTATATCTCAGAGACTTACCTGCATTTAGGATTGTTTCGTTTAAAGCTAAAACCACAAGTTCTTGTCCATACTGTTTAAGTAGTCTTTCGACCTCTTCAACCATAGTGCCATTCACACTCATTTCTCCGAAGGCTTCCTTTAATTTTTTAAAAACCAAATTTTCACCACCAACAGCATTTTTTTGTTCTTGCTCTTGGTCTAGCTCTATATCTTTCTCTATATCTATATCTATCTCTATATCTCCGTTGCGTTTTGTTGCATCGGTGTTGCATTGCAACGCTTTTTGCCCCTCTCGATACTTGCGAGACCTACGGGTGCTTGCTGTTTCGCTACCTATCATCTCTGGAACTTGCTCTAAAGTGAATTGATAATTATCGTTTGTAGTCAGTAGATTTTTCTTTGTTAAAAACATGAGCGCCATTCTGACTGCTTCGGTATCTTCATCAATCAGTAACGCTAGTTCTTCAGCTAAATCTTCAGCTAAACCCTCGAAATAGATTTTCCCTTCGTCTGGTAGACTGGCCAGCATGATTTTCAGATAAATGATTGTCAATTCCTCGCCTCCAGGCAATTTCCGCATCAGCTTCATTTCCTTAGATTTGAAGAAGTCTTCTTTGAGTTGCAACCAGTAATATCGTCTATTTACTGCCATTTACACCTCCTGCATTCCCCAGTCGTTGTCAGAATATGAGTGTTTCCGTGCATAAGCTAAATCTGCTTGAAATGCTTGGTAACCCTCTTCAAATTTCTCTTGCAAATCTTCTTCGTACTGCTGCATGATCGCTTCCTGTTTGGCCAGTCTAGCCTTTTTACGTTGTGCACGTTTGAAATCCCAAACCGCTCCAGCAAAACCTGCCGCAAAAAATGTCCCTGCGATTGTCATACATCCTAAAATTTCGTTATACATTTTGTATTTCCTTTTCTAATTCCAAAATCTCATGTACATCATTCAGATCGTACATGATGTATTTCCCTTGTTTGCGAAATTTCAAGCCTTTGCGCTTCAAGCGTTTTAGATACTCGTTGCTAAAACCAAACATTTCTTGCAATTCTGCTTGACTGATTGGTAGCAATTCTTTTTTTGCCTGCTCTTTCGCTTCGAGGTAAATTTCTCTGATCTGTTCTTTGATTAGTTCTTCAATCATTGCCCACCTCTTCTTTCTGTGGTATAATCAAAGTAGTTAATTTTGTGAAGCGCTTTTTCGAAAAGTGCTTTTTTTTATTTTTTCTGGCCATTTCAACCAACCAAACTCATTTGGCCATTGCGGTTTTTGATTTCCAATTTAGTGTTGGCTGATGGCTCCCAGCTTCCCCAATAGTCAAACGCTTGTTCTTCGTCTTTGCGTTTGAGCAAGTCATATCGTGGGATTCGGAAGTATTCCTTGAAATCTTTGGCTGCCTGCGAGAATACCGACTGTGCAAACTTGCGATCTTTGTATGCTTGGCTATCTTTACCGCCAAGAAGTTCGACAACTTTCTGTTTTCGCATTTTTTCAAGTGCTAAACAAATTGACGGATTGACTGGTTGTTCATTTTTTAAATAATCTACATCGGCTGATAGAACGGATTGCCCTTCTTTCAGCTTTTTTAATTCCTGCAATGCGTGGATCATCACATCTTCTGTAGTTAAGTCATTGTTGATTTTTGCAATTTCATTTGTCATTCAAATTCTCCTTCTAAAATGTTGCTTTCTTTGCGAATGTCGTTCAGGTCGTTAAAAAATCTCAACCCTCGACTGATAAAGCTATCAAATTCGTCTCGGACGATTCCATCAGCTTTCAAAACATTCTTTTCGTCAGCGTAGATTAGACCGCCCATGCTTGCCAAAAAGTCATTTCCTTTTTGCAATAGGCTTGTGATATTCTTATAAGCTGAGATCTGCTTCTGTACGTTGTTTAATTGACCTCGTGATTCTTTAATCGCTCGTGTCAATTCATCGTACTGTGCAGATTTTTTATCAACTTCTGCACGTTGGGCCATCATGTCATTTAATTTGTTATTGATAAACTCGGAACGCTCCTCGATTGCTTTCATGCTGTCGGACAGTTCTTGATTCTTCAATAACAATCGCTTATTTAGCTCCCGTGTGGCTCTGTAATCGTCTGGAACGACTTCCTTGATTGTTTCCCTCACTTCTACTTTAGAAGCCTTTAGAGCCTCATTCTCATCCCTTAGAAGCTCATTCGCTTGTTGGCTTAGTTTAAGTTTTTTTGTAACATCACGAAGCTCTCGAACAGTAGGGTTGTCACCGTCCTCAATTCGTTGGATCTGTTCTTGCTTTTCTTCTTCTGGAAGAGTTGCGATCAGATGAAGTGCTGTAGTTCCTAAATGGTGCAACGTTGCACTATTTGGCAATTCGTTTGCAATCTTCATCATTCGTTTAGCTGATGTGTGGTCTATTTCAACCTTTCTCAGCCAGCTCATAAATTCGCCATGAGCTAAGTCATGCTCCTTAACATGATTAAGCCGTCTGCCGATTTCCCAAATGGACTGACCTGCAATCTGTTTGTGATAATTGATTTCTAGTTCTATCTGAGCCAAATTATTTGATAATGTTATTTCGTTCATTTCTGCCCTTTCTAAATTTGGTATAATGAAGATAATAAAACGATTGGAGAAACACAATGGAAATATCTACTGTTGAGTATTTTTTCAGTACACTTGGAAAAACTATAACCATTCAAATTCCTAAAACTTGCCCTTTGTGCGGCATCGGGAATAATCCTACCAACAATGAAGCAGGAAAATTAGAAATCCAAGAAGGTTACATTATTACTTTGCACCATCGTTGCCCATCTTGTAAGAAATTCCACATGACAAATCAAGAATACCTGCGTCATTCTGACGAAACGACTATGGTCCTTGTTTATCCTAATAAAGTTGTTAGCGATATAGACCGTCTTTTCATTGACCACGCTCCTAGATTTGTAGAATTTTACAGTGAAGCGATTGAGGCCGAAAAAATGGGGTTGGAAAACATCGCAGGAACAGGTTACCGCTCTGCTATTGAATGTTTAATCAAAGACTATGCGTTAGATTTTGAATTAGATAGCAAAGAATATTTATCTGATCCAAAACTATCATTTAATAATGCCATTGACCGGTACATAAAAGATGACGAACTTCTAAAAGGTGCATTGCACTTTATTAGAGAAGTGGGAAATGACTACACGCATTGGAACAAAAATACCAGTATTTCATTACCTGAATTAAAAAATTATGTAGATATTATCATTCAAATTTTCAAATCAAAATTTATGTTGAAGTATCTTCCAAAGGTTTAATCCCTAAACGCATTTCAATTTCTGAGATGCGTTTTTCTTGTTCAGCAACCTTCTCGTATAACTCTTCGACAGAATAAGCAATTATTTTTTCCATCTTTCTCCCTCCTTCTTTACTTATGAGCCAGATTATCTGATAAAATCAATTCATACATTTCTCAAGCCCTATTTTCACGGTTAAACCGTGATTTTCTCTAAAAAATTAATATCGTTGTACGATATTTCAAATACTGATTCAATCTTCTTTAATTTTGGTATGTCTGGATATGTTTTATAATTTTCCCAATTCGACCACGTTTCTTTTGAGACACCAACTTTTTTGGCTGCCTGCTCTTGAGTCCAGTTATTTCGAACCCTTAACATTTTCAGCGTCAACTGTGTCATTCTTTCACCTCCTTATTAATCATATGCTGTTACGTATGTTTTACTAATTTTAGTTCCATTGTCATAATGAACTACAGTCCGAACATCTCCACTTGTTTTAATATTGATATGTACTTTTTCATCGTCAAGCGTGTTGGCGATGATTTTATTTTTTGCATCAATTGCGTCATTAATATTATTTGCATAAATTTCATATACAACATCAACATTTGCATTAGCCATGTAATTTTCACCTCCTATCTAAATTCGTCCAAGCTGACTTCCAGTGCATCAGCTAATTTGCACATATTCGTCCAAGAAAGACTTTTTACTTTCCCACTTTTTAAGTCAGAAAAGAAACTTCGATTAACTCCAGACATCTTAGATAATTGATTGCCGTTCAAATTTCTTTCCTGCATGATTCTATTTAATTGCTCCCACATTTATTTCTCCTCTAAAACACTATATATTGTGAAACAAATGCTTTTACTTCCCAATATGTTGTGCTTTTCTGTTATTCATGCTATAATTATTTTTGACTGAGACCTCTCACCGTTTTAGTCAAAATCTAAACAGAAAGAACGAAATTATAATTATGGATCCTAACCAATTTCAAGACTTCCTTCCTCTTATTACAGGATTTATAGGAGGAGCTACTTCAGCCGGTGTGTTCGCTGGACCTATTCAAACATTGCAAGATTGGTGGTATATCAATTATGGTCACAACGTTTCTAAGCAAGCGGCATTATTGCGTGCAAAAAATGAAATCGATGTTGAGAGTCTCAGAAATAGCACACTTCAAGAAGTGGCAACTATCCCACCAGAGAATATTCAAGAACCGCTCTTAAAAGAACAAGACTACATTCCCAATCATCTACTTTATAGATGGATCTGAAGGGGTTGATGAACTCGCTCCTTCCTTAACGAACTTAGAACGGCTAGGTTTGTTAAAGATTAATGATGATAGATATTCTGCAAATGATTCAAATTATGATTTCATTAGAAACAGCATCGCTGTTCAATATATTCTTCAGGACCATCCTGAAGTAAGTGTTGAAAAAATGTGTTTTTCTATCACTCCTCTAGGGAAGAATTTTTTGGAAGTCTGCTTGTAATTGATTTAGCAAATTCTTCTACACTTGATTTTTCAAAATCCATATATTTTTTATATAAAATATTCACTCTGTGTATATGGTAGTGCATCATTGTTGTTGAAACGATAAAAGATGTTAATATTGAAATGATTAATGTTTCCATTTCTCCTCCTTTACACTCTGGTTGCTAGACTGATCACTTGTGATTCAAGTATACTAATTCTTTTCGGTAAGTCTATCGACACCTCGATAGGCTTTTTTCTTTTTCCACTATACGGATATCGTTTTGGTCTCATTTTCTCACCTCCCTCATCTCAAACCAACTTGGCAATTAACTTCAAATAAATAGTAGCATGGTTGCTTTCGGCCGTGCTTTTTGTTTTAATTACTTGAACACATTTCAATTTTTGATTATTCAAGTAGATACCATCTTCTCTAATTTTTAATTCATCCATATCCTCCCTCCTACTTAATTAAATTTAAGATTACAATTACAATAATCGCTCCTACTGCGACCAAACCACCGATTTCCCATCTTTTGTCGTCCATTGCTTTTCTCTGGACAGTATGCTAAACTTAAGTCGTAGGATTGGGGCTTGCGCCCCTCCTACAACTTCGATAGTAACTCTTATTTAAATAAGAGTTGGAGAATCACGGCAATCAGTGCGATGATCGCCGCTATCACTGTGGCTCTTGGTTGTGTCAACCAAGGGTCTTTTTTCTTTTGCCTTCGCTTTAGCATACTGTCCTTCCTTTCTTTTGTTTTGGGTTAATTCCTTAACCTTGATTATATTGTATCACGGTTAAACCGTGATGTCAATAAAAAAATACGTTTTTTTTTATTTTTTTTATCATTTTTCTTTACTTTTTTACGCTTTAACCGTAAAATATAATGAAAGGAGCGATTTTTATGGCATTAGGAAATAAAGAGATTATGTCTCAAAATATAAATTACTACCTTCAAAAATCTGGCAAAACTAGAAATGATCTAGTAGCTGATTTGAATTTGAAATATATGACCGTTTCTGACTGGATAAATGGTAAAACATATCCACGTATTGATAAAATAGAAATGCTCGCAAATTACTTCGGGGTTATGAAATCAGATCTTGTTGAAGAACATTCAACAACGCAAAATATTGTTGATAATTATATTGTTGACAAAATAGTTGATACCGTTAAAAAGCTCGAACCAGAACCATACCAGCATAACGTACTGACTTACGCAGAAGTACAGTTGGAAGAGCAAAAGCAAGCTAAGAAGAAACTTGCCGAGGTCCATGAAGTGTCTGTTCAGTACTTCGCATACAACTACTACGACCAGCCTGTATCTGCTGGCACAGGGCAATATCTAAATGAGGTACAGATAGAGACAATTCAATTGCCTGTGAAGGTGGACGCTGACTTTGTCTGTCCGATTTATGGAGATTCGATGGAGCCGGATTATAAATCTGGGGACTATGTGTTTGTTAAATTGACGGTAGAGCTTCCAAGTGGTACTGTTGGAGTATTTGACTACGAGGGGGAAGCCTATATCAAACAGCTTATTATAGAGAAAGATAAGGCCTATCTGAGAAGTTTTAACAAGAAATACAAAGATATACCGATAAATTCAGACAGTGATTTTAGGATTATCGGTAAAGTTGTAGATGTGTATAGAGAAGAAAAATAAAAACCATCGCAAATTAAATGATGGTAGTTGAAAGATTATACAGGCTAGTGGGATAGCCAAAAGGAGGAAAATATGAAAAAGGTAACATTAGTAGCAATCGCAGCACTCACTCTATTATTGACTGGTTGCAGTCAACAAGAATCAGAAAGCAAACCAAATCAAGAGCAAAGCGCAGAACAAGTAGCGTCATCAAGTGAAACTTCCACTTCAACTTCTTCTAGTGATGTTTTACAAGGACGTTCTGCTTATGATGTTTTTGTTGAAAACTTCAAAGCATGGGTACATGATGTTGATTCTACTGCAACTGTAACTTCGACTGAAAAAGATATAGCAATCACTCTTGCAATGACTGCAACTGATGAGCAAATTCAAAAAATGCAACCCATGGTGGATGGTATGCTAAAAATCAAACAATCAGGAGAGAAAGAACTTAAGAAGTATGATCCCAACTTCAAAGCTCCCAACCTTATTGTTTTAGATTCCAATGCGAAAGTTATTGCACAAGAAAAAGATGGCAAAATGGTTTTAGATAAATAAAAAAAGCCCCACTTAGTTAAAAGGAGAGTTATATGAAAATAGGTCCTCGGACACCAAATATAAAAAAGAGAATATCAGCACGTACAACTGGGGCTATAAACAGAAAGGTCAAAAAAGCCACCTCTCCCTATTATGGCCAAAAAGGCGCTGGATTGATAAAGGATCCGAAACGAGCAGTTTATAATAAAATCTACAACAAAACTACTTTTGGAATAGACAATCCAGAGGGGTGTGCCTATGGATGTGGCTGTATTATGCTTATAGTATTTGTCATCATCATGATAATGTTTTATAACTTTTTGTCAACGATATTTTAAAAAAATATAAAAAGCCCCACGCTCTCAAAGTTTGGCGACTTCAAGCGTGAGGCAATCAGATAAAGAAAGGGTTTCAAAATGTTCATTTCGAAAGGTGTCTTTCTGTACTCTATTTTATCAAAAATGGAGGGAAAAGACCATGATTAAAAAATACATAACCAAAGACGGAGAGACACGCTATATGCTCCAAGCGTATTTAGGTGTTGATCCATTTACAGGAAAGCAAAGGCGCACGACCCGTAGAGGATTTAAAACTCAGAAAGAGGCTAAGAAAGCAGAACGGGAACTACTGCTATCGATTGAGGAGAATGGCTTTACAGATCACTCTAGTAAGCCTACGTTTAAGGAAGTGGCCAATCTTTGGTTAGAGAGTTATGAAACAACTGTGAAGCCTACGACATACCAAAATACAAAGAACTATCTCAATGCTATCATAGAACATCATTTTAAGGAAATTCGAATAGAGAGCGTGTCCGTGGCCAAGATGCAAAAGATTGTCATAGAATTGAGTAAGAAATATGTGACTTACTTAAATCATCTATCAATCATCAATCGTGTATTTAAGTACGCTGTGCATCTGGATATTATCCAGACCAATCCAGTCGATAGGATCATACGACCTAAGCAGCAGAAACCACGAAAAGAAAAGATAGCACTCACTAAAAAAGAATTAAACAAGTTTCTCACGCTGGCGAAGAAAGATGCCAGGCCTGTCCTGTATACTGCATGGCACACACTCGCTTATACTGGATTAAGGCGAGGGGAATTGCTGGGACTCGAATGGTCTGATATTGATTTTAAAGATAAGACCATATCAGTCAGCAAGACACTTGTCACGATTAATGGTAAGTTATCCACTCAGTCACCTAAAACTAAACGGAGCGCACGGACGATCTCGTTAGACGATACCACGGTACAGATTTTAAAAGACTGGAAGCTGGAGCAGAAAAAACTGTTTTTTAAACATGGAATCAAGTCAAGAAATATTGTCATCACTAATACCAAGGGTGGTTACTTCGACTTTGCACATTTTAGGGACGAACTGCGATACTTCCTTGGCAAGCACAAACTAAAACAATTTAGCGTGCATAGTCTGAGACATACACATGCAAGTCTCCTCTTCGAAGCTGGTATAGAGCCTAAAACCATATCGGACAGGTTGGGCCACTCGAATATCCAAACGACACTCGATATGTATACACACTTAAATGACAAACAGCGGTCAGATGTTGCAGATCGCTTATTAAAATTTCTTGAAGCGTAGTCAAAAACGTAGTCAACGCATGAAAACCCTTGATACACAAGGGTTTTTTCTTTTATACCAAAAAAGAAGCACGAACGCACTTCTTTTCCTAGTTCTAAGGCCTGAATTCTCCAATT